GCTTCTACTATCAGCTTGTCGCAAGCCTCTGTAACCACGACCATCAAAGCTGTTGACGTGTTTACCTGCGGTAGCGTCTTTGCTGTGAACCCACAAACCCGTGAAACCACTGGTTCGTTGTTCCAGTTTGTGGCTCTGGCTGATGCAACCGCTGTGTCTGGCACTTGGACCGTGACTGTGGCTCCCATGTATTCCGCTGCTCACGCACTGGCTACCATGACCGCCCTGCCACTGATTAGCGCTGTTGTGACCTTTGTTGGCACTGCTTCTACGGCTTACGCTCAGAACTTGATCTACCACAAGGACGCGATCACGTTTGCCACGGCTGACCTGTTGCTGCCCCAAGGTGTTGACATGGCTGCGCGCGCAGTGCATAACGGGATCAGCTTGCGTGTCGTTCGTCAGTACGACATCAACAACGACCGTATGCCTTGCCGTATTGACGTTCTGTATGGCTTTAGCACTATCCGTCCGCAAATGGCTTGCCGTATGTGGGGCTAAATTGAATGCCCCCTTGGGGGCTTCATTTCGTAACATTTTTTAAAGGAATTTATCATGGCTCTCCCTAATTCTGGCGGTGGATACCAGTTCACCGATGGCAACGTCAACGAAATCATTATGGGCGTTCAAGGCGCACCTCAGACGGCAACTGCAACGGCCACTTTGACCGTTGCACAAGTCACTGGCGGCATCTTGGTTGGCAGCCCATCTACTACGGCTGCTTCGTACACGCTTCCAACTGCTACTTTGATTGATGCTGCGTTTACCAATGCAAAAGTCAACAGCACGTTTGAATTGCGTGTTATCAACTTGGGTACATCCACTGGGTTGATTACGATGGTTGTCGGCACCGGCATTACTGCTGTTGGTAACTTGGTTGTTGCTATTACCGGCAGCGCAGCCGGTGTTGGCGGTGCAGCGCAGTTCTTGTTCCGCAAGACAGGCGATGCTGCTTACACCGTGTATCGCGTTGCCTAAACTTAACGGGGGCTTCGGCCCCTGTTTTTAAAGGAAATAATTATGGCAAATACAAAATCTATTGGTGTTGCTTTTGAAGACCAAGACCTTAAAGGTTCAGCAACAATCTATGCTTTAGCCGGAAGTGGGCAACTAGGATACAACACTGGAAGTTCTACCGCAGCGCCTTCAACTGTTACCCAAGCTACCAGCAAGTCTACTGGCGTGACCATCAACGCATCTGTTGGTCAAATTGTTACTAACAACGCTGCTTTGACAGCTGCTTCTGAAGTTGCATTTGTCGTGACAAATAGCTTGGTTAGTGCTTATGATGTTCCAATAGTGGCATTAGCAAGCGGTGCAACCACGGCGGGGACGTATTTGCTTTCGGTGGCCGCTGTGGCCGCTGGGTCATTTACCGTGGTAATTTCAAATGCATCCGCAGGCAGCTTGTCTGAGGCGCTGACTTTGAATTTTGCTCTGATTCACGTTGCACAAGCGTAACAAAAAGGGGGCGTAAAAACCCCCTTTTTTAACATGATCATCTACCTAATGCACCCCGTCCACGGGCGAAAAGTTGCCACTATGGAACTTGAAGCCGAGTACGATGAGAAAAACGGCTGGTCGCGGTACAATCCCGATACGCTTGTAGAGGCGGCTCCTGTCAATATGCTGGAAGTGGCTTTGCAAGCAAAGCGCAAATATACCCGTAGGACGATAATTGAAGGAGTCTAAACATGGCAACATACACCGCAGCAGACCAAATAAATCGTGCGCTTCGATTGCTTGGCATCTTAGCTGAAGGTGAAACGCCATCGGCAGCTACCTCGCAGGATGCTCTGGTTGCCCTGAACCAGATGATTGAATCATGGTCTATTGAGCGCCTATCAGTCTTCTGCACCCAAGATCAAACATTTACTTGGACTGCTGGCCTTATCACCCGCACTCTTGGTCCATCAGGTGACTTTATTGGTCTGCGGCCCGTGCTGTTGGATGAAGCCACCTACTACCGCGACCCAGGCACCAACGTCAGCTTTGGCATCAAGTTCATCAATCAGCAGCAGTACAACGGCATTGCGGTCAAGACCGTAACCAGCACCTACCCGCAAGTCATCTTTGTGAACATGAGCTTCCCTGATGTCACGATGACTATCTACCCGCGCCCTACACGGGATTTGGAATGGCACTTCATCAGCGTGCAAGAGTTGGATCAGCCTGCCACCTTGGCAACGGTATTGCATTTCCCACCAGGCTATCTACGTGCCTTTACCTACTGCTTGGCAATGGAGTTTGCGCCAGAGTTTGGCGTGGAGCCAAGCCCACAAGTGCAGCGCATTGCTATGACCAGCAAGCGCAATCTCAAGCGCATCAACAACCCAGATGACATTATGTCAATGCCGTACTCGCTGGTGGCAACTCGTCAACGCTTTAACATTTACGCAGGAAACTACTAACATGGCAACTATAGCAATTTCATCTCTCCCCGTCGCAACTGCTGCTGCCGTTGGTGATGTCTTGCCAATTGTGCAAGGCGGCACAACTAAACAGGTCACCAACGCACTGCTGTTTACCAATGCAACATTGGTAACGCCTGCGCTGGGTACTGTTGCAAGTGGCAACATCAGTGCGTGTACTAGCACCAGTATGGTCATGGTTACGCCTGTATTGGGTACGCCAACAAGCGGTAATTTATCAAATTGCACCAGCACCAGTATGGTCATGGTTACGCCTGTAATTGGTGCAGCCACTGGCACTAGCCTGACAGCCACAGGCACAATTGTTTCAACCGGCACGGCTGGCGTAGGCTATGCCACAGGCGCAGGCGGCGCGGTTACACAGTTAACTAGCCGCACCACAGGCGTGACGCTGAACAAAACAACTGGTGCAATTACCATGTTCAGTGCAGCGGGTACAACGACCGCGGCAACCTTTACTGTGACCAACAGCACTGTAGCGGCAACGGATGTAATCATTCTTAATCAAAAATCAGGCACTGACTTGTACGACTTGATGGTCACTGCGGTGGCGGCGGGTAGTTTTAACATCACATTCCGCACTACTGGCGGCACGACCACTGAAACTCCGGTTTTTAACTTTGCGGTTATCAAAGCAGTTGCGGCCTAATGCAAACGCCAATTCTTGGATCGTCGTATGTTGCCCGCAGTATCAACGCTGCGGATAACCGCATGGTCAACTTGTTCCCAGAAGCCATCCCCGAGGGTGGCAAGACTGCTGGCTTTTTGAACCGTGCGCCAGGTCTTAATTTTTTGCAAACCGTAGGCACTGGCCCCATTCGGGCGTTGTGGGCGCACCAGACCAACGGCACAGACTTCTACGTTGTCTCAGGAACTGAGGTCTACAAACTCACTGGGTTGACAGCTACACCTGTCAAGATTGGCGATGTGTCGGGCACCGGCCCCGTTTCAATTGCTGACAATGGTGCGGTGTTGTTTTTTGCTTGTGACGGGCCAAGCTACACCTACTACGAGCCAACCGACGAATTTGACGCAATCACAGACCCCAATTTCCCTGGCGCTGTGACCGTTGGCTATCTGGATAACCAGTTTATCTTTAATGAACCTGACAGCCAGCGGCTGTGGTCTGTGGATACGGTCAACCCCGCAACTGGCGACTACATCTATCCGCTGGTGTTTGACCCCCTGTACTTTTCTAGTGCTGACGGTTCTCCAGATGGCGTGGTGGCAATCAACTGTGACCACCGGCAACTTTGGGTGTTTGGCACTGACTCAACGGAAGTCTGGTACAACGCTGGCCTTGCAAACTTCCCTTTAACGCCCATCCAAGGCGCTTTCAATGAGGTTGGCTGTGTAGCCGCCTTCTCTGTCGCCAAGCTCGATAACACCCTGTTCTGGCTCGGCACAGACGCCCGTGGTCAAGGTATTGTCTACAAGGCCAACGGCTACGCCGCGCTTAGAGTTTCTACCCACGCCATTGAGTACGCAATCGCCCAGTACGGCAATCTGGCTAACGCTCTGGCCTACACCTACCAGCAAGAAGGCCATGCTTTCTACGTGCTGACGTTCCCCAGCGCCAACGCCACTTGGGTTTACGATGTGTCTACCCAAGCCTGGCACGAACGTGCAGGGTTTGACAATGGCGAGTTTATGCGCCACCGCAGCAACTGCCAATGCAACTTTGGTGGCAACACCGTTGTTGGCGACTTTGAGAACGGCAACATCTACACCTTTGATTTGGATGTGTACGCCGACAACGGAGAAACCCAAAAGTGGTTGCGCTCATGGCGTGCGTTGCCTACCGGCCAGAACAACCTCAAGCGTACCGCGCAGCACAGCCTGCAACTTGACTGCGAAACTGGTGTGGGGCTGAATTTGTACCCCGCATATGACAGCGAAAATATTGACACTGAATTAGGTTTAGATATTGTGGCTGAGTATGTGCAAACGTATTTGACTACTCAATCAGGCGTTACCCTGACTACTGAGTCAGGAGACGGTTTTGAGCCGCTTGGACAATAC